GCCCGGAAACCTTGGCCTGTCTTTCAGCTGTGCCAGGAACAAAACCTTTTACTTTGTTCCATAGACTTGCTCTTGCCGGAGTATCCTCAGGTGCTGGCGCCGCCTGTGCTGGTGCTGCCTGTGCTGGCGCCGCCTTGGGGGTTCCTGTGCCTGTGTTTATTGCTTCGCTAATAACTTCGTTAATCTTCACTTTTCATTCTCCGTACACCGCGTTTAAATTTCTCTGGTTCCTGGGTACGGATTGAATTGATTAATCGTCGTTCCAGCTCTCCTGCTTGCTCGGCATCGTAATTTTCACGTATATAATTGATTAGATTGATTGCTCCAGCGATTACGTTGGAGGCACGGCTTTCCACAAGATTCTCACGATCTTTGTGTACTAGCAACGTGTCTAGTTCGTCTAATATGCTACGGGCCTTCTTTTGCAAGGTATGCTCCAGTTGTTATGTTGTATTTATATGTTAATTTATTTAATGATATTTCTCAACGCCAGTAAATATGCTATATGAATAATAATTTTTGTGTAATGCCGTTTTTTGGAGGCGAATACGATAAATCTGGGTTTATTACACCTTGCTGTTTAATGAAACCACACAAGATAGACGAAGTAAGATCCCAGATGCTTAACAATATTCGTCCAGAATGCTGTAAATCCTGTTGGGATCTTGAGGATCAATCCATTAAAAGCGATAGACAATTAAAAAACGAAACCTTTGATTTTTATGAAAATCGAGATATTAATTTTATATTCCAAGATTGTTGTCAAGGCAAATATAGTCCAAAAATTATAAAACTATACACTTCAAATCTTTGTAATGCAACATGTATTACATGCGGACCAACCGCTAGCACCAGCTGGGCAAAATTGAAAAGTATACCAATTAATTTAGTTACTATGGGTGACGATTCCTTAAACAAAATTAATTTTTCCACAATAACGTCTCTGAGTTTATTAGGGGGCGAGCCCCTGTACGATAAAAACATTCTTATTATTTTACAACAACTATTAGATAAAAACAATACCTCGTGTTTTATAAGTATTGTTACCAATGGAAGTACTGAGCTTACTCAAAAACATATAGATATACTTTCCCAATTTAAAAATTTAAGTATCTGTGTTAGCATTGACGGAATTGGCCCGGTTTTTGAATATTTACGCTATCCGCTAAAATGGTCAGTTTTAATAAACAACATCAAATTATTTAAAGAATTTGCAACTTATGTGAGTGTTAGTTATACTATAAGCAATTTAAATATTTTATATTACCATGACACTATTGGGTGGTTTAATCAAAACAATCTAACATTTAATACTAATATAGTTTCGCATCCTAGTTATTTTAATGTTAATTCATTGCCTCAGTCTATTAAAGATCAACACCCCGAATTAAATCAATTTTTTAGACCCCACTTACCAATAGATGATCAAAATTTTATGTTAGCAATAAAAGAAATCAATGCACAAGATCAACTTAAAGGATTAACCGGTGCCAATTTCATACCTCGATTTACTAACATAATTCTTTAAAATATTCGACTATGTCCGGAAAGACTTCTTTCCAACTGTTTTGCCGACGATGTTCCCACGTATTAATAAAATTATCAATATCCGACAGATTACTATTTAATTTGGTGTTGAGCAATAACCTATTAACAATTCCGGCGGGCTCTGTTTTATTAATTAAATCCCGCAGAGAACGAGGAGTCTTTTCCAAATCCCAAATACCCCAACAAGGGTGAACATTAATTTCCGTGGGATCTCCTAATCTATTAGTAGAAAATGTATTTTTAACCCAGTCTGTTAATCGATTATAATAAAAAACATTAAAAAGGTTTAATGTATGGTTAACCCTGAACATAACATTTACGGGAGCTTCCTTAACCAATCTTAGTAGATTATTTTCTACTTTGTCCCATTTTAATGGCCATCGTATATAATTAAATTGCTCCCCAATTCCATCAATTGATACTTCAAAAAATACCAATTTAAACTGACTCCATGTATTAAATACTTCGGCAGTGGGATATATACTACCATTGGTGGTATACCAAATTTCAACTTGAGAGGGATCTGGGATTTTCTTTAACACTTGTAGATGTGTATTTGTAAATAATGGCTCGCCGCCGAAAAACTTTATACGTCTAAGATGACTCAGATCAAGGTCGGCTAATACTGTATTAATTGAATTAGGTACTATTGAATAGATTCTCTGGCTTTTTTTAAATTCTTTTTGCCACAATGTGCTTACGTCTGGTCCGCATGTAATACATGCTGCATTGCAATTAAAGTCCAAACTTATATCTATAGCTACAGGTTTTCCAGGAATCGTATCGGGTATTATATCAAAACTAGCTTGTCTAAAACTACTAATACCCGAATCTTCTTGTTGCTTACATACTCCACATTGTGGCGTCCAATTGTCAATTTGATGTAAGTGATCCAACGAGTTATTACCGTTTAACAGAATATCTTCCTTATACCAACAACACGGTTTTACAATGATTCCTTGCTGGTTTTGGAAAATTGACCAACCATTGGTTAAAAATTTACAAAATTTGTTAGACGTCATTCGGATTTAGCTTTCAGTCCAGCAATCATCTGTTTAAGTTTATTACTTTCCACACTACTTCCGGGAGGAGGTCCTGTATCTTTATCGAGAGTAAATCCATCTCTTGCCTTAGGCATACCATCATTTACTACTGTAGATGTCTTGATAGAATTTAAAATACTTGCAGATGGTTTACCATATCCGCCGCTATTACTGTCTCCGCCTTCTTCGCCTGCATCAGTAATACGCATGGTTTCAATATTGTACTCTAAGTCGATCTTTTGTCCTACACCTGTTGAACTACGTGACTTCATACATTGTATTTGATACTTGCCACGTTCTTTCATAGCACGACTTGTAAAGATACCAAACACGTTATCCGCAGTATTAATCTTTGAAATACCACCTGCAATATGACTATGATCAAATTCAATTTCTTCTACTGCACTACGATTCAACTGTGATGCTGTTACAAACAACACACCTAGTTCTTGCGATAAGTTACGCAATTCTTCTGCTACATATTTGTCTTTGATAAACTGATCATTTGGATTTACTTTAACACTCACTGGCATTACCAAGTCCAAGTAATCGCACATGATAAAGTCAACTGCGTTTCCTGTTTGTATTTGATACTCTTTAATAAAGCTACGGATATCGTTTACGTTGCTCTGCGCCGGTAATGACTTAATACGATACTTTCCCGACTTCTTACCTACCATTTTAACTTTAAGTTCTGTAGTATCAATATCCTTACGAATTTCTTTAGTACCTGTGCTGGTTAACATGGCATCAGTACGCAGAGCCACTAGTTCTTCAGAGAGTTCTAAACTAATGTAAACACCACTTAACCCTGCTTGTAACCAACTCAATGCAATGTTCATCATAACAAGTGATTTACCTGACCCTGATCCGCCGGCAAAGATGTTAAGCTCACCTCGACTAAATCCGCCATACAAGATCTTATCCATCTGTGGCCAACCTGTTGATACTTGTCCGCCTGAGTTAAAGTACTTGTCAATACGTGCATGTGGATCTGCAAAGTAATCTGTGCCTAGATCTTTTGTTAGGCCAATCTGTACTGCATCTTTAATTAGTTTTTCTACAGGATCGTAATCGCCTTCTTCCAACAAGTCTGCTGCCTTAAGAATAGCCCTAGATAGTTCTTCTTTACGACTAAAACTTTCAAACTCCTTCATAAACCATTCTTGATGCCCGTCCCCGGCTTCGGGAATGGGTCTGAGATCTACACCTGTTACTGCTCGAATCTGTTCAAGTGTAGGTAATGTTTTATATTCAGCAGAGTGACTTTGAATAAACTTGGCCGCTTCTCTAACGCTGCCGTGGAAGTTCTCTGGATTGTAGATATTAGCAACACGCACATAACTTTGTGCATCTTGCATCATCATTTCTAAAAATAGTTTTTGTAGTTCGGGTGTGTAATCAGTAGCCATATTTAATTATATACTTTTTTCTTTCTAAGCTCAATTTTTAATCTGTTCGATTGTCTAGCGTCTATAATACTCTTAATAACAAATAGCTTGCCGTATTCTTGTACTGCACTAGCTACGTCTTTGTGCTTGTCTTGCCATACCGGAAAACTAACACTCCACCCGTATTCCAATGCCTTGTCTACTAGATTGGCGCCGGCCTTGTCGGCATCAGGTACAACAATAACTTCACGACCCAAGCTGTCGATAATGTCTGCTTGTATTTCACTACACTCATTGCCTAAGATAGCAACACCATCTACAGCCATGGCATCAAACGGGCCTTCGACTACAATAACAAATTTACTATCTCGATGTTGATTGTCTGTGTTGAATACATAGTTACCTTCGTGACTGTTGTGGTACTTGGGCTTTACATCTTCTGCAAAGGTACGAGCTGTATAACCAATAATTTGATTTTTCCATGTAAATGGAACAATCACACGTTTATTCATGTTATGTGCCGTATCGGGTGTCCAGTAGAAATGATATTTATTTAAATCTATTTTTCTATCGTTAACATATACCACAGCAGCCACGAATTCTAGTGGCATGTTTGTAAAGTCTTGGAGCCGATACATTAAACCAAGTTCTTCTAAGTTACTAGCATCTGGCGGCAAAGGCCTTGCTTTAAACTTTATTTCTTCTTGTTCAATTACTTCTACTAGTTGTTCGGGTGCTATCAAGTCCTTAACACGGATAGCATCAATGACCAAGCGTTGGACTGTGCCATCATCTGCACCTAACCATGACAATAGTTTGCGAAACTTATATGTTAAATGACGACCCGGGACATAGCTGGCCTTAAATTGGCAATTGAAGCAATGGTACGAGACACCACCATCTGCGTTCATAACTAGACCGCCACGACCACGTGTGTCTGCCGATTCACCGTTGTGTTGACAGCAAACGCCGTTGAAACTTATCCAACCTGAGCTAGAGTTAGTTTTACGTTTATGCGGTAATATTTGGGTTACGGCGTCGCGAATAGAGTTTAACATTCTGTATAGTATACAGGATTGTTTGAGTTACGTCAACTGTTATGGGGTTGTAGAATAGTAGGCCGGAAGTACTTCTAGATCCAAAGGAACACCATAATTATCATCAATGTAAACTGGTGTTACGTGTGTGACATTACCAGTTGTTTTGCTGGTACTAAAGGTTAATTTGTAGAAACGGTTTTCCAAACTGTCTATAGTAGCACGATCTAGTGTGAAATTGCCTTGACCTAACATTATGTTTGCCCAAGTAACTGGATATGAGCTGATAGTTGTTTGATTGGTAGGATCTTGTATTTGTGCAGTCATTGTGGATCCAGTTAAATCAATGGATTTTTGGTCCTGATTACGGACTATAACTTGTACGGGATTGTCTATGCCTTGATAGACTTTAATTGGTCGTGAATACACTTGGCGATTCCTTGTTGTAAATATCGTAGGATCAAAAACTTGGACTTCCGCGGTATTTGGGTAGATGTATGCTTTTACGGTGATCATAGTTTTAGGTCTCTTATTCTATATTTATACGTTATTCTTTTGATTGGCTGTATCCAGAATATAAATAAACAAGCACAACAATTATTGGACACCGTGGAAGATTTAACTCAACAGATAACAAAATTTTATGTATATTCTTATGCACGATCCTCTAACGGAACGCCGTACCATATCGGTAAGGGCTGTGGTTGGAGAATGTTTAGTAAACAACACTCAGTCACTGTCCCCAAAGATAGATCTAAAATACAAATAATAGCAAAAAATCTATCGGAATCTGAGGCACACCAATTGGAGGCAAAATTAATTTCTATTTTTGGTCGTAAAGATTTAGGAACTGGAATTTTACATAACCGTAGCAATGGCGGAGAAGGATCTAGCGGAGCATATAGATCTGCCGAAACTCGTGCTAAAATTAGTGCTAGTAATACTGGTAAAAAATTACCAAACAGATCAGAAATACACCGCAAACGATTGTCAGACTCGCAAAAAGGTATTAAACGTTTGCCATTGTCTAAAGAACATAGAGATAAAATAGGGCAAGCACATAAAGGGAAAACAATTACTAAAGAAACTACAGATAAATGGCGTAAATCAATGGAACTACGCAAACAATCCGGGGTTATTGATATCCGCAATATTAAAAAAGTAACTTGTCCGCATTGTAATAAAACCGGCGGTGGTGGTAATATGACCCGGTATCACTTTAATAATTGTAAGAATAATGAATAACGAACAGACATCAGTACTTAGCTCCTACCCTTTCCTTTCTCACGTTACCTACGGTGGCAATGATTACATCGGAATTATTCAAAATTCTGATGAAGTTATTACAACTCTATACGACTTTGGACTCTTAAGAGGAGATGAAGTTAAGAAGGTATTCCTAAGTTTAGGGGAAACGTGGTGGTGGGAAAGTAATAGATTAATCCCAATTAATGTATTTCTTAAAGCCGATTGGTCTTTGTTTAAAACTTGTCTACGTACTATGAACAGTAAAGACGTTGAAATTAAAATGGGCCCTTATGTGAGCCTAAAAGAAATGGCTAGCAAACGAAGCAAGCGTAAGAGCATCACTCTTATACGAAAAGTAAGCTAAATAAAGGTGTAGTTCGCGATATTGGCGTATTAAGCCAAAATCACACGCTATAACGTTCCTGGTTGGATAAAAGATTCATATTAACTACTACCAGGTGTGCATAGGCCACAGAATGGCTACGTTTGAAAAAATAACTGTCATCCTCGGGACGTTCCCAAACTGATTCACCAACCTCTTTCCAAGTTCGACCTATTAGGTGTCGTTTTGCCGGACGTATTACTGCCAACAACATAGCCATACGCACAATACTATTAACTGCTTCTGGCATTTGTATTAGTGTTTTATAGTGATTACCAATGTGTATTAGTTTTCCACAGAACTCTGGATCATACAGTTTGTCCCATTTGGGTTCCTGTGCAATAAGTTCTTGTAAATGTTCTTCACTCTTTATCTGCGTATATAACGATACGTTCAAAAAGTCCAGTTTAGCATAGCCGCGATCTTCTGCCGACTCATGGTCAATGCTGGCAATACCAGTAAATGGATCAACAGGAATGTCTGTGGCATATACTCCTGTATTGTGTCGAATTAAACGACCATCACGCAGGATGCTCGCAGGTGTAGTTTTAAGCAATGCAAGTGCTCGATCTCTATCGGGGAAGTCAATATCAATGTCTGATTTAAATTTCATAGATTTGCTTTCTGCAATATATCCTTAACCCACTCAGTGTCTGCTAGATAATCTTTAAATTTGCGTTGCCAGTGGTCGGGATCAATCCACGGCAGGATTATTTGAACTTGTTCATCACCCAGGTTATCCAGGAACTCAACTCCCGATGTGCAGTTATAAACGACCCACGGGCTAATGCGACCGGTAGCAATATGATGCACCACACGATTGCTGTTACCATACCTAAAATAGTCGCTAAATCCATTCCTAAGTTCCAAATGATCTTCTGCATACGTTTGCATTTCATTTAATGCTCTCTCCAATGCGTCCTGTACTGCTTCTCTACGTAACCACTCGTGCAAGTAGGTGACATAGAACTCGTCTTTACACCAGTGGTCAATTTTCTTGTTGTTTTTTAATAGCCAGTCTAAGAAAGCTGTGGGATTAATGCCACGTATACCTACCATATGACGACCCCACTTAACAAACGCACCATAGTATGGGCTAGTTACAAAGTTCTCGTAGCTCTTTAACTTGGCGCTACCCTGTGTCATTTCATAAAACTTTAGATATGCTTTAAGTCCTAATTGCACACCTACTTCTTTTTCTTGTTGCCAACGACGCTTTTGTTCACAGAGATGCACAGCCAACGTACTTTCCTTGGCAAATGTTTTTTCACAATACCGACACTTAAATGATGTTGCAGTCATTGATATACTTTACAAGATACTCGTTAAGAACAGCATGTTCTCCTGCTTTTGGGTGACGCATATGGTCAGGAGTTGATTGAGGTCCAATAAAATTGCCACCAGTAGATGAAGCCTTAGCAACACCTTGTTCATGCTGGTACCCAACTGCACACCAACGGAACCCATCAATGATACAATCTGTACTGGACAATAAACTTAATCTAGGATTTTCCAGTAGATATCTATAACTATCATCAGCCTGTTGATATACCAATACGCGATGTCCTCTAGACTTTAAGCTATCTATAGTTGACAGTATACGATACAGTAAATCTTCAGTTCTGTCAATTAAGCTATAGGCTTCTACCATTAGTTTTTGTTTAACAAACTTTTCACTTTCTGTTTTGTTCCAGAAGTGATCGTAACGATTAGCAAATTCCTGATTTTGCGGATTACACCAGCGTCCTTCAAACGAGTCAGCTTCAGTTGCTGGATCCATACCAAGAATAGGTATTTCGCCACGGCTTATAAAAGTTAATCCTAATACATACAAAGTAGGTTCTGTTGCTCTATAACTATGCTTTAGTGTAGTTCTAATTATTCTGCTGTTGGCGCTACCACCGATGGCCAAACTTTCTGCATGTGGAATACCCAATCGGTTAGCCAAGTCTACATGTCCGTTGCCAATGGCATATCCTTCCATGTAACTACATCCATTGACAACTAGATTCTTGATCATGTTAGCTCTTTGATCTTTTTATCATCCCATCCTAGCTCTTTTGCATAGGCCTTGAGATCGTCTTTAGTATTAATTTGTGCTAATAGTTTAATTTCATCTTCTTTTAAATCAGGTCGTAGTGCTTTTAAGAATTTAACAGCCGTATTGTCGCCGGCACCTTTTTTCTTTGGAGTAATCCATTGGTGATATTGATTGCCCATGCCCGGGCTCACTGTTGTTGCTAATAACCATTGTAGCTTTTTGTGTTTTGCAGCACTAATCTCAAAGAAGTTCTTATTTAAGTTTTCGTTACAGCTCATTAGATAGTATGCTTGCAGGTCTACATTGCCGCCAACTGCACTACCCCAACGAATCATTAAGAAAGGAGCAAACTTCTTCTTTTCCTGTTCATCAAGACTATCGTAAAACTCTCTGTTCTTACGATCAAACTGTGCCATTTCGTTTTTAATATCTAATTTATCTACGGTCATATTTTAACTTATAGTATACAACAATTTTATCTAACTGCTCTTGTAACTCTGGATTTGTTTTTGCACGTCTGTGTATGTCGCCCCAAAGGCTTGCATGTTTCATCTCTGCAATTAATTGATTATGTCCAAATTTATCTTCTGTTATACTGGATGCCATGGTGGTGGATCTTCGCCCTTTTGCAATTCATATAGTATTATAACACGTTCTATAGCATCTTGTAAAGCAGGATTGGTCTTTGCGGCTTGAAGTATTTCAGTCCACATTTTCATACGTTCTATTGCTTCAGTTTTTTGTCTGTAATCATAATCCCAGCCAATTGCTATTCTATCACCGGGGTGGGCACCTGCTTCTCTAGCATAGGTTACGCCGTCTGCTCGTTCGTAGATGTAAGTAGCACCCGGTTTAAGGTTGCCCATATTACCAAACCTTACCGTAGTTAATGACCTCGCTTTGACGTGAGATATCTTTGATAAAATATGCACACATAGGTTTATCGCCTTCGGTCAACGGAACTGCCAATAACTGTCCTGGTTTAAGTTTGGGGAAATACCATTTAACATCTTGATAGATATCCACAATTTCCACAGGAGCAAACTCTGGGCGGAAACTACTCAATGGGTTAAATGTAAACACATTAAATCCGCGATCATTGATACTGGTTAGCGGAACAACTTCTAAATCGCCAAAGTCTGGTTCGCCGATAAGTATTTGCCAATCCACTGGCATACGAATAACATTGTTACCAATTCGCAATACTAATGCAGGACTGTTAAACGATTCTAGAAAGATTAAAGGAATATAAAAATAGTCCGGTTCTTTGGGATCACTGTTGTCTAGTACACAAAATCTAACTTCATCAATTTCCTCAGGGATTTGATCCATTTCGTATGCTGTATTATCTAGTGTTAATATTCTCATTGGTTTTCTTTTAATATAAGTTCCGCTTCCGGTGTTACAATATATCTACCTATATTACGATCTTGGAAGCCTATGATAACTTCGCTGTGTAATGGTAGTTCGTCTGCTGCAACAGAATCTAAGACTGTGTACTCTGTATTATAATTGAAAGTACTTGCAAAGTAAACCTTTGGTGTATCAATTGAGTTGGCTACTTCACAAACAAACCTGTGATGTATATGTCCATAGTCGCCATCTTGATTATGGGTTAATATCAAGTCTGCTCCCGAGCTGGCTGTTATCAGATCTGCAGAAGCTTTGGTAATATCAAAACTGATCTTTCCCCTAACCATGTCTAACCATGTGTCAGTATTGCCCAAAAACGCTGTAGGTATATTACGACGATTCCAATAGGCTTCTAGTTCTTGTCCACGTGGGTCTGTTGCGTGATAGGTCAAGTAAACAATGGTCCAGTTAAATTTTGGATGGGCTTCAATAAAGGGCCAAGCAAATATAACACAATCATCAGGATGGGCTACAAGTGCAACTGCTCGCATATCTTCTTGTAATATATGTCTGCCAAATACTCTTGGCTCTTGGGATCACCGTGGTATCCAGGATCTACTTTACCGCTAAATGGCCAGGTATTGGTTGCATAAGCAGGAGTTTCTTCGTATTCCAGGGTCATGTATTTGTCAGGTACTACACTAGGTATAGCTTCACGAACAGTATTACTATTCCATAGGTTATTTGCAACCAATAGGAAAGGTATTCCGGAATAGAACAACTGCATAATCCCGTCACGGATAATCCACTCGTCCTGCTGTCGCTTCCATTCACTATCGTATAGAAAGTTTACATACTGCTTCATTGCCTGCTGTGTATTACGATCTATCTTGGCACTACGGTATGGGTGATCGTAATTCTCTACCAGGCTAAAAATAGTTTCAAAAATCATACGATACGGATTCGTACCATAGTTAATATTGTCAATGCCCACGGTTCGATCATATCCATTTAGGTGGCTATGTTGTAGATGTTTTTGTAAGTCCGAGTTCCAACCTTTGTTTTCTTCTTTTGGTGGAACATATGGTGCTGCGGTTGCAGGGATTTCCATACGATCATGGAATGTAGGTGCAATGATGGCGAACGCAGGCTTCTGTCTTAATACCTCATCTATCTGCACACGGATACCACCGTTACTGCATCCTTGCCTTGCCAGGATCTCTAAGTCCCATCCTAGTTTTTTTGCTAGTACTTCACCGTAGGCTGTGCCAGGTAGATCTTTTGCTGGTGCGCTAAAGCTACACCCGCACACGATTAGTTTTTTCATTGCCAATTTGCTTTCTCAACTGTGAATGGATAGTTTGCTTCGTTGTAGAATTTCTTACGTGCTGTTAAGTGTCGCTTGGCGAACTTACAGGTTGATGTTACGTCCCAGATTTGTACAAAGTCTTTGTCTTCCGCTTTACGGATCCCACGCCCAATGGACTGGATAACTCTAACAAAGGACTTACCGGGCTCAATAAGCACAAGATTAAAAATCCTAGGGATATTAATGCCCACAGCAGCAACACCATAGGTAGCAATAATAATCTTGTTAGTACTTGTTGCAATTTCATCGTATTCGTCTTTTCTATCACCGGCTTTAGTTGCGCCGGATACAAATGCTACTTCAGGCTTGTCTTTGAGTAAACTAAACAAACTGCTTAGTTCTATTTGTAAGATCTTGCCTGTTTCAATTCGGTCAACTAGGATAAGTGTATTACCACCTTCTTTGATCGAGTCAATCATCTTGGCCAAGTATGCCAGACGTTCTGCGTTAGTAGTTAAGTATTTAAGCTCAGACTGATAGTCCTTGTACTCAACGTGATCTACCATCTGTACAATGTTCACGTGACAGTTGGCTAAGTGTCCTGCTTCTTGTAATTCGCTGGCGCTTAACTTGCCTACTACTGTACCTAGGCTACAGAAAATGCTTACTTTTTCGTAATCTTCCTTGGGAATAGTTCCTGTTAATCCCCAACGCAAGGGTACCCGAGCAAACACACCTGTGAGCAGAGTCTTTAGGGCATCTGCTTTGGCCATGTGTACTTCGTCTACCATTACTAGAACAACATCTTCGATGAAGTCACCTATAGTAACATCGCCAATGCCGGCTTGTGTATTTTTTAATAAAATATTTAAACTTTGCCAAGTGCAAATAGTATGTGTCTTGCCAAATTCTTTACGGTCACCAAAGTACACACCCACATCAAGACCTAGATTCCGATAGTCTGCTTCTGTTTGTGTTACTAGGCTTTTGTTAGGCACAATTACAATGCTACGACCATATGGCTCTATGTTTTTACTAAGTGCAGCAGTCATAATAGTCTTACCTGCACCTGTGGCAATTTCTTGTATGCTCTGCGGGTTTTGTAAAAAGTTGTTGATGATGTCAACTTGATAATCACGGAACTTGATAGGTTCACCTACTTGTGGGTGTCCCTTGGGCCAAGTTTGATCTGCAAAAGTATCTTCAGTGAATTGATCAAACGTAAATTGTGTTTTGTATTCACGCAGGTCTTCTACTTCAATATCGTAACCCTTGCTATCTATATAAGCAAGTATTTCGGGCAACAAGTTAATGTAACTGCTACCACCTAGCTGAAAAAACGCAACCTTGCCGTCCCATCGTCCTAATCGTACACTAGGTTGATAACGTGCACCAGGAATTTCATATTTGAACTTCTTTACTAGAGCCGTGCGGTCAGCAAGTTCCAATCCTTCGATCTTTACGTTTACTTCATCTTTGATTATTAGTTTAGCTTGCACACGTCGGGTCCTTTGGAGTTCTTAGTATACACGTCTTTGGTAAAGTATACAATCTTTTCGGCTGTCTGTATCCAAACTTGTCTGTCACCGCCAAATAACATGCCTGCACTACTAACCATCAAGGGAATATTATGTATTGGAGTACGTGGAATTTTAGTAGTATATACTACTTTAATATCATCAGTGATACCTGTATCCATTACTTTATTATTTAAGGTCATCATTGCCCCGGGGAATAACTTATTAAATTCAGTTTTTAATCTATCGCTTAAATCTGGTTCGTATACATATATCGGGAAACGGTTAGTGGCACGTGCATACTCAGCAATATCATTAACAATCGTAGAATTGGTCATGCTATCTACTTTAAGCTGGCGGTTAGCGCACAGGCTATAGAATCGTGTACCAAACTCTGCAATAACTGTTTCTTCTATATCTCGTGCTATAGTGTAGCCCAGGATAGGAGCTAGGTCTATCAAGCGGAACAGGTTATCTGTGGTAATGCCACCTTCTTTTTCATTGAGATATTCAATTAAACTGTCTGCTGCATTGGCAATCTCTATAACATCATTCTTATATCGTAGTTCAATTGCGTAAGGAGTTTGTTCTACTGCCAGAATAATATCCATTAATTCATGTAGTGACGAATCTATTTCAAATTTATGTTGCTCGCAGAAAGCATACACCCAGTTGACATTCCATTCAGTTAACTCTAATTGCTGAACTTTTTCTTCACGAATAAACTGTATTTTACCATTGCTTGTTTTTCCGGCATCACGTACTTGTTCAATCTGTTGTACATTATACGGAAAGCGTAGTTTGATAACATCGTTTTCGACCCAGGCTCTAGTACTACGATCAATGTCCCTAATTGGCAACCGGTATTCTGGGTTGGTCTTAACTGGAGTAATGTCTACCCCTAATTTAAACAATTGACGTTCATATTTAATAACTAATTCTGTGGCCAGCTTGGCTTGTTTGTCTGTATAGCCTTTGTTGTTTGCTATGCTCTGTTCAGCAAGACTAGGCACAACCTTCATATCATACCGTGCAAGATTAATAGGACTTTCTCCTATAGTAAAGATACTGTGATTACTTTTACCATCTGGCTTACGATAACCAGCAATGATTTCCATGTAATCTTCAACGTGCGTGTGCTTGTATATTTGTGCCATAGAGTTAGTGTAACATAATTTTCAAAGGATATCAAATAAAAAGCCCCGAGTGGTTAAACCCGGGGCACAAAACCATAACTCAGGAGCTAACGCGAGCTATGGGGTAAAACTTTTATTAATCTAGTGGAATTGGACTAACAATAACACGTGGTTCGATATAAACTGGTTTTGGTTTGCCTGACTTGGTATCTACACATAATACCCAAGTGCCATCTGCACTTGCTGGACTATACAAACCATTTGGATCTGCCTGTGGCAATGTTACATACCCATGAGTACCATCACCACTGACACGCTGTGGGTTGGTGTATTGTGTAGCATAAGGGAGACCATAACCAACTGCATTACATACCTTGTGCAACTTGCCATTCAAGTCTGTGATGTAGACAGTAGTAGCCACGTTTTGATCACGCAACTCAATGATGTCTTTCATCATACGCTTTTCAGCAAAGTTTGTGATTGCTGGCATACCAACAGATTCTACACCACGCAAGCTGAGTTCTTCTTGCTTCTTGCGTTCGATCTGTGTGGATGTTTCACGTGGTGCGTCACAAGCTGTCAACGCAAATACAAAGGGCAATGCTAATAGAATTCGTTTCATAATTACTTACCTGCCTTTAGTTGTTCATAAAAATTACGTAGGTTTGGGGGCATCTTATCTTCTGGATATACACTAAAACGATGCAGTACAATAGCACGTAGAGCCTGCTTCTTATCTGCATCACCATTGATATATTCTACTTGCAAATTCTCTAAGTCACGAATCATACCATCGTTATACTGTTCAGACTCTTTGAATACTTGATTATCTACTGCACGATACTTAGGTACAAAGAACTTGTAACTTTCATAGCCTAGTAAACTAATACCAAACAAAATACCAATCGCTACAATAATACCGGTGATGCCTGTAAAAATATCTTTCATAATATGATCTCCAATAAAAATAAAATAACTGCCAATGCTACGGCTAAATCTGTGTGCCCGGAAAATAGTACAATGAATACTACTATCCAAGCAAACATTATGCTGCTCTCATACAAGTTACTTCTGACATGGCTTTCCATTTAAGTGGAAAGCTCTTTTTCAAGTCTGCAATCTTAATAGCCATACGCAAACTCATTTCACGGAACTTGTTTTGATTTGCTTCCATGAACTCGATAATTTCATCTTGTTCAGATTGTTGGAATTCATATTCACTAAACAATTCGCCATCTTGGGCAATCTGCTTGATACGTAAAATCTTATCACGCATTGTATCAAGTGTCAAGTCCAGATAATGACAACGGGATTGTAATGCATCTAAGTGATCACGCAACTTTTGACTCTTCATTTTGTCAAACTTCAAGTTGGTAATAAAGATTACACTACCCTTAAACTCGAATGAGTTAGGAACTCCTTCACGACTTAGCATATGGCTATCAGATAACCAGCTAATCTTACGCTTCTTGCCAGAGTCTAATGCACCTTTAAGCAAGTTCAACGACACGTCATCTAACAAAATAGAGTCACAGTCATCAAACACTAACATACAGTTCGCATCACTGTGCTTATATAATGCACAATACAAACCTAATGCACTGGTACTACCTTTAATTACTTCTGCACGTAAACGCTTGCCTGAGATTTGATCAAATAAACAAGCCTTTTCAACAATGCGTTCTACGCCAAAGCTCTTACCTACTCCAGGAGGGCCACTTACAATCATTGCACGAATATCACCTGTGGTTGCCGCTGTAGTCATTTCGTCTAAGATTTCAAAACGCTGACGGATACGTTCCATAACCGCTTCGTCTGTTTCTGCGCCCAATGCTTCTAAAGCCTTGGCTTCAGCAATAGGAGTATTGCCAGCTTCAACAAACTCTACCTCGCTTACAAACTCATAATCACTCATACCTTCGACCTTAACACGGATGTCTTCTGGGAAGCCAGGAAACTTGTCACCATTCTTAACAGTAACATAGCCACCTTTGGCTGTATTTTTGTACTGCTCTACTAACTGAAACACCTGGCCGCTTACATCTGTAGTGCGATATGCGCCAGCTTTAACACGAATAAAAGATACACTCATTTTTAGCTCCTTCTTTATTAACAATACAACTATTATACATTAAAACGAATTATGGGTCAAGCCCCGTAATATACCGCATCAGCATTGGCTAGCTCTTCGGCCTGTTCCAACACATCAAAATCACTTTCTTCAACCGACCAACCCTGACGGCGCAATTCTGCGCGACCTTCTGAAGTTTCCTTCATTGTGTCGATAGCGTCATGGATTGCAGTAATCTGCTCTTCCAACCAACTACGATCACGCCATTGTTCAGGGGTAGCAAAACGTGGACGAAAACCATAATAATCCTTGTGGAAATCGCTAAAGTAACCTTGCAATTCTTCTACATTATACTGGGCTAAATGGTTCTGACTCATAAATGCTCCTTTAATTAACTATACAACTATTATACATTAAATGGATTTATTGAACAACCAAAATTATTTTTGATTAGCACTATGAATCTGACAATGCTTGTACCCGCCATTCATGCTTTCAACCATTGCACGGGCTTGCCCAACATGGAGTGCTTGTACAGTCATTTTAAGATTCTGTGTCGAACTTGAACCAGCCCAGCTACCTGAATCAGCACGTTGACCTAAACTGTATGAAACTTCAAATAATTGCATTTGTTTCTCCTTGTTATTTACTATAACAACAGTATAGCATTTTGGGAATTAACGGTCTACCAAAATTAACTGTTTATAGTAATGTACGGGCTATAATCAGTGTCGTCTTTATGCAACACTATATTGGTCTTATCATTGACTTCTAACGCAGGAACATTATCCTTTTCATTATACTCATAATCAATTGCATTAACCCAATCAGTAAACTCTCGATCTTGGGGGAAAGCATTATCATATTCTGTTTCAATAATCATATTCTTTAGTTTCATTATAGTTCCTCTGGAAAATACCTGGATTGTAATTGTTTCTGACGTTGTTTAATACTGTTAATTAATGTCAAACTTTCGTATATCTGATAATCATCGATATTATGTTCTTTATATCCTTCGAATAACATTTCTAAATACCCATCGCTAGGTAATTCGTCAATTTGTTCTCCGGCCATATAATATACCATACATTCTACAGCCTTACCATTATGTAATACCCTAACTGTTTTCTTTAGATAATATGTAGGGAATCCTTCTAATGCATCTAACGACTTTTCACATTCTGCGGTAATATCCCATAATACTCCTTGGCAATTATAGTCGGGATTTTCGATTATATCTGCGTGACGTGCGAATCGAAACTCGTGATTCATTAATACTGCTTTACCAAGGCTTTTAGCACTAGGACAACGATTGGCCATTTGGGCCTGGTTAGTATTCATACCGTACGCGAAGTACTTCATTAATAGTCCTTTTTATATAACATACGACTATTATAGCATTTCGGGATTTATTGGTCAATCACCAACAAGACTGCACTGACATCACCTTCGTTGTTAAAGTAGATGCGATTGTGCTTTAAATCAAGTCTCCAGTTTTCATTCCAAAAGTACCACTCTTTACTAAAGATAGGTACAGTCTTATCAGAATTAAGTTCGCGGTCGTCACCATACAATCGTCGAAACGCCAATTGGTATCTAACACGCTCAGTTCGAGAGTGTTTTGCAGTACCGGCAAACTGTATAGCAAATTTCCATTTGCTACTACCTGCGTATCTACGGTCTAATTTAATTACTTTCATCTAGTACTCTACTAAGAACGAGCATTGTAAGATCTGCTTCGTTGCGTAAATATATCCAATACGGGCGACGTGGGCATAAATCTTTAAAGTTCTTACTCTTATTACCCCAGTTACCATACCATTGTACTCGTACCTTGCTCCACGAACAGTCAGGTCTTTGGTAGCTGGCTGTATTATATGTGTTTGAAAGATATGTGTCTGCGGCTCTGGCAGTATCGTCCCAGGCATCAAACCGTATGCCAATTGGGAAGCCCCATTTTTTAAAGGCTGTGTGTCTGCGGTTTAGCTTTACGATTTTCATAATACTGCTATTGTACTATTTTGAGTATTTTTGGTCAACAAAAAACCCACCGAAGTGGGTTTAATGTTAGTACCTACTAACTTACATCATGCCAGGCATTTGTGGCTGTGGATTATTAGGATCCTTAGGAAGATCGTAAATAGCACATTCCGTGGTCAACAACAAACCTGCTACTGATGCGGCGTTTACTAATGCTGTCTTAGCTACCTTGGTTGGATCAATAACACCATCAGCAAGCATGTCTACATATTGTTCTGTTGCGGCATTGTAACCATAGTTACCTGTACCAGCAAGAACAGCCGCTAGTACTACATCAGCCGATTCGCCTGCATTGTTAACTATGCAACGTAGCGGTTCTTCCATTGCACGTAGCACAATGTTGATACCAGCTTGTTGATCTGCATTTGCACCAACTAATCCACTGATGGCTTGTTTAGCACGAACCAATGCTACACCGCCGCCGGGCACAATACCGTCCTGAACAGCTGCTTTAGTAGCGTGTAATGCATCATCAATGCGGTCTTTCTTTTCTTTAACCTCTACTTCAGTGGCACCACCGACCTTGATTACTGCAACACCGCCTGCTAATTTAGCAACACGTTCTTGCAATTTTTCTTTGTCGTATTCGCTAGTAGCTTCTTCTGCTTGTACACGGATCGCTTTAACACGTGCTTCAATTGCGTCTGGATCACCGGCACCATCAATAATGATAGTGTTGTCTTTGCTGATTTCTACACGGCCTGCCATACCTAAATCTTCAGCAGTTACTTTATCTAAGGTAAAGCCCAATTCTTCGGCAATAACTTTACCACCAGTTAAGATAGCCAAGTCTTCCAACATAGCTTTACGACGATCGCCAAATCCAGGTGCTTTGATAGCACAGGTCTTGACAGTACCACGCATGTTGTTTACTACTAGAGTTGCTAGTGCTTCACCTTCAACATCTTCTGCAACGATAAGCAATGGTTTGCCTGCTTTGCTTACTGCTTCCAGTACTGGAATCATATCGCGGATGTTTGTGATCTTTTTGTCAAACAACAAAACAAACGGATTGTCTAATTCAACAATTTGTTTCTCTTGGTTGTTGATAAAGTATGGGCTCAAGTAACCACGGTCAAACTGCATACCTTCTACAACGTCTAATTCGTTTTGTAGTGAGTTGCCATCTTCAACAGTGATAACGCCTTCTTTGCCTACCTTGGCCATAGCATCAGCAATCATCTGACCAATGCTTGCATCTGAGTTAGCACTGATAGTACCTACTTGTGCAATTTCTGCATCTGTTTCGCAAGGTTTGCTGATAGCAGTCAACGCATCGATTGCCGCTGTAGTAGCTTTGTCAATACCACGTTTCAAGTCCATTGGATTCAAGCCAGCAGTAACATACTTCATGCCTTCTTTAACAATGGCCTGTGCCAATACTGTAGCAGTAGTAGTACCATCGCCGGCGTCGCCTGCGGTTTTACTTGCCACTTCTTTGACCATCTGTGCGCCCATGTTTTGCAACTTATCTTTTAATTCAATTTCTTTTGCAACAGTTACACCGTCCTTAGTAATGTGAGGACCACCAAAGCTACGTTCAATAACTACATTACGACCCTTAGGTCCCAGAGTTACCTTGACTGCGTTTGCAAGGATGTTTACACCCTCAACCATTTTACTACGGGAATCATTCCCAAATTGTACGTCTTTTGAAGCCATGTCTTATTCTCCTAGTGTGATAACGCCGAGGATGTCTTCCTCTTTTAAAATCAATAATTCTTCTCCGTCAATCTTGACAGTCTGACCAGAAAACTTGCCAAACAATACACGATCGTTAACAGCAACATCAAGTGCAATTAATTCACTTGTTTCTTTGTTACGTTTGCCCGGACCTACTGCTAGTACTGTACCTTGATCTGCTTTTTCTGCGGCGGCGTCAGGAATAAAGATACCACCTTTAGTTACTGTTTCGCTGTCGACTCTGCGAACTACAACTCTGTCGGATAGAGGTTTAAGATTCATTATGAACTCCTTTTAATAAAATAAATGATTTGTGTTATTGTACTACGAAAAACTGCTGTATGTCAATTAATAACTAAGTTAGTTTGTGGATTTTGGGCATCACGCTCTAACCATTGTGCAACACCGTCTAGTAGGTCTGGACTATTCTTAACTAGTTGATCTATCATGTACTCATAGATATCCATGCGATTTCTACGTATAACTGCGGCAAGTACATGGTGCCATTTATAAATGTTCCATCCTGCATAGTTAATCTTGGGCATGAAGTAATCCATATCTGCGTCAGGCATAAAGTTAAATATGTTCCAAAGTCCGTGGAATCCAAAACTTGGCTTGTATGTGCCTAATTCAAAACTAAATTGCTGTGCTACTGTGGTAGGAGCAAACTGTATGCCGTATTGTTCTTCTAAGTATGCTCTTTTAGTTTTGCCAATAATATTATCTTCTGCAACAGATTCTTCTGGGGTTAAACTGATAGCGGGATCCTGGCAAGCATCTAATAGTTTCTTACTGCGTAAACTAAAGCCACCATTGCCAACGTTACGTCCTTCTTGTTCCCATGGCCAAGGTGCACCGATATAGTCAAACTCCATAAAGTGATCTAACCATAGTTCGCTATCGTTTGCCATGCCATCCCATTGTACATATAGCGCATGGCTAGTATCAACGTGTTCAGCAGTACCTTTAAGCATGATATCAGCATACTCGCTAATGTTGGCAACCGGTGGTACAATGATATGCTTGGCACCAGGATAAATTTCTCGATCACTGATAACTAATATTTCTTTTGGATCAATGTGTTTTAAACTGTGTTCAATTGCGTGACGAGTTAAATCATACCACTGGAATTCAATTGCTACTAAGGTAATGTTTTTCATAGTTGTCTTAAAATTGCTTGTGCTATTACATCTGTATCAAAATTGTTATTGCAAGGTGTGTTACCTTTTTTGCATACTAACTGACGTACAGGGCGGGCTTGATCTCGATTACAGCCTCGGCAGTCTTCTTCTGTTGGAATAGCAGTAGTATGATATCCATCTTCATGTCGACGTTGTGGAATAATAACATCGGGATCTAAGTGCGTTAGTAAAGCAATGATGTGAGTGCTACTTGCTGCGGCACAATGGAATGGCCCGCTATCAATACCAACAAATGCCTTGGCATGATCGCATAGATACTTAATTTGCTGACTATTGTATTGACCACGTAGATCAACAAACAAGGGATGATCTACCCAATGATCTGTTGTGCCGCCCACACATACTACTTTAAAGTCTGCACAAGCTTCAAACAGTTTGCCAAATACTTCTAACCATACATCCATACTAATGTTCTTTGCAGTCCAGTGCCAATTACGCATGTGAACAACAATAAACTTGGTACCAATTTCTTTTAAGTCTGCGTCTACAGCAATCTTATCTTCTTCTGTGGGGAATAGTTCTACAGCCATATTGCGAGTAGTATCTGCAAACACGCGATAAAAATAGTTCTTTACATAGTGTTCAGTAGGATTGAGCTCGTATGCATCATCTAAATTAAAATATAAATCCCATCGGCTTTTTACATCTGGAATCTGATCAACCGGGAATATATTTCTAATATGCGGATTATTGCGATATGGTTCCGCAAAATCTGTAGCAATATCAATTTGAGCATCATCTCCAAACTTACGTTTTAACTCACGCACAACGCCTGTAGTCATAATAACGTCACCAATGGCAGCACGTCTTTGTACAAGAATGTTAATGGGTTTTTCTAATTTCATATTATTTAAAAAGATTCGTGTGTTATTGTGGGAAAGTATTTAATAAACAAATCGTTTTCGTTATCACGTATATTGCGAATCTTCTTGACAATCTCGTTATAAACATTCCACGCAAGCGGGACGAATATCACGCTGTCCTTGTTGCGAATGCCCTTGATATAATCAGAACTAACTACTGGAATAGTTGTACCTGGACAGAATAGGCCTTGTTTCAAGGGGTTATCATCAACAACCGCATCTAAATAAATGTCGCTTGCATTGATTAAGGTCATACCTTTAGCAGCAGCGCCGTACCCAACAATATGATATCCGTGATGACGATATTCGTCAAGTTGATCTTTAAGTCGAGTGATTAGTTTGTTTACACCTTCTGCCCACTTGGTATAGGTTTCAGGCGTTTGTAATCCAAGTGCTCGTTCATTTGCAAGGATGTTTTCTACACGTGCTTGTTCTGTAGCTTTCTTGGATAAGATAAAGATATAACTAGTTCCGTGGATAGGAGTTTTAATTACATCATTCAAATACAAGCCGGCACGTTCTGCTAAACACTTCATGCTATACGCATTGTAATAACTAATATGCTCGTGATAGATAGTGTCAAACTCTCCATTTGGCACCATGTCTGCTTGACTTGTGCTAATAAAGATCTTGCCATCGTTACGTAAATAATCCCGGGCAAGACGTAAATATGCAAGTGGATCAGGAATATGAGCAAATGAATTTTGTGTAGTAATAATATCAAAGTCTCTACCTAACTTACCTGCACTATCTTCGTCCCAGAATCCCAGTACCACATTGTGGTTAGCACTTGACTTAGCGTGTAAGTTAGTTGCTGGATCTACCCCAAATGTTTGTAATTTGATCTTTTTAAATGCGTTAAGTTGACTACCATCATTACAGCCAATGTCCAATACTCCGCCATCGGGCCAACGATCAAATTGCTCACGCACAAAATTGGCGTACCAATCCATGTACTCTACGTAGGTGCCGCTAGTTCCGCTAACATATAGATAGTGTGTGTAGATTAGTGCAGGGTTAACTGCATGTGTAAGTTGTAGGTGGTTACAGTTAGTGCAACGGTTAATTGCAAGTGGGAACCATAAATCTGTATCTAGAACTCCGGCATGTTCCTGGAAGTTATTTGCCAGTGGCTGATCTTGTAAATCTAATGTCAATACTAGATCATTGCCGCCACATGCAAGACATTCTGTAATTTGTGTACAATCTTCCATTAGTTCTTAATAGGTGTTCCATTTGGTGCAATTTGTCCTTCCACACCAAGATTGGCAATTTCGTGAACATTTGCAGGATCTAAGAATTTAGCAAGCACGTGTTCAATGTCCACATAACCGCCTTGACTTAAACGTTCAGCAAAGAAAATAAATGAATCTCCGTATACCTTAACAACTTCATCTACACGACTAGTTGGCCAAGACCATAAGCGAGCCATGTATTGAAATGGCACCTGTGTTATTTCTGGCGGGAATTGGCTTTTGTATTTTGGTCCAATAACAATTTTATCCTGCACATCAGACTGTTCGTATGTTTCTACATCAAACATATCGTTAAGAATATATCGACCAGACATCTTGTGTATACGATCAATATTAGCAAAAAGTCCTTCATGCGCTAATACAGCCAATGCACGACCAAAACACATGATTTCTGTTCCGTTCTTTACTACGTCCCAGTTATCGTTATCATACAATGCTTGTACTTCTTCGTCCTGACTGTAATCAACAAATACATCACAGTTACTACGTAGAATAGCTTCTTGTGTAGGCTTGATTGGTTCTCCGCAACATTCCATAATAACAATAAGAGCAGTAGGAATCTTAGACTTGATACTGTTAATTGTGTCAATGGTTTGTTGCAACCGTTCTTCGGGTTTGAATACGCCAAACTTACTGTTGACTGCACTGGTTACGATAAATGCGTGTTTGATCATTTACGCAACCAACGAGTATTAACTAATGTCCATTCAACTACTTCTTTAACACGTTCACTGAACTTGATCTTTGGTTCCCAACCTAGGCTCTTTAACAATTCGCCACTGAGTGCGTAACGCAAGTCATGCCCAGGACGGCTTGAATGGAAGTCGGTCATTTCATACTGTAGTTCATTACCTACTGCCGCAGCAATCATTTTAGCAAGTGTTAGGTTATCGATTTCTTCTGGCCCGACCAGGTTAAACTTAGGACACTTGGCTCCGCCGTAATCACCTGTATGCTTGTAGTCTTGTAAGTTCTCAAGAATAAACATTAGGCCATCTGCTACATCTTTGGCGTGGATGTAATGACGTGAACCTGCGATAGTTTTGCTTGGATCACTGTGTACAGTAACAACTTCACCATCACGTGCTTTTTGGATTACCATCGGGATAAACTTCTCCGGATGTTGACGTTCGCCAAACACATTCATAGTATGTGTAACTACAATAGGTAACTTGTAGGTGTTTTCAAACGCTACGCAAATTTCTTCTGCGGCCGCTTTTGATGCTGAGTAAGGGTTTGTTGAGTTGTAACGATCATACTCAGCGTAATTAACACCTTCTGGTGCTGGACCAAATACTTCATCTGTTGAGAAATAAACAAAGCGATCTAGGTTAGGTAGTGTACGTGCATACTGTAGCAAGTTGGTTGTGCCAACCACGTTGTCCATAACAAATTCCATTGGGAATTCAATACTACGGTCTACGTGGCTACCTGCGGCCAAGTGTAGTACAATATTGATATCGCCAATCATTGCGGCAGTAAGCGGATTGATTTCTGCTTTAAGATCATGCCATACAATTTTTAAACGATTTTGCTGATCTTTAGGAATGTCTTGCATCATATCAGCAAGGCGGTTTAAGTTACCGCTAAAGTCTAAACGATCTAGACTTACAATTTCCCAATCTGTTGTGCGTAAGATACGCTCGATTACGTGGTGTGCAATAAAGCCAGCACCGCCAGTGATTAACACTCTTTTTGTCATTTGAACTCCGTTATTATTTGATACTACTATTTATTAGCTAAAAAGTTCACGGGCACTTTTTGTAACCCCAGAAATAATTTTATCTTGATACTGCGCTAGGTTGTCTACTACTGTACGTGGAAAGTAATCATCAACTGCAACTGGTGTAAACGGCCTAGGGTCTTGTGGATTGAATCCAACCCCACGTGCGATCATAGCATCCACATCAATGTTGCTTAATACTTGATCATTGTTTAATTCTGTGTGTGCAAAACTACGAATTTTATTCTTAACAAACTCTGTATCGCCTAGGTAGGTAAAATGCCATCCTGCATGTTCGTACATACGGATAGTGTCATCTTCATAATTCATCGGTAACTGTGTTAAATTAAATCTAGTTCCACGGAAAGCATCTGGTGCTTCTAAGAACTTACGTCGGCAAGCAACTGTCCATACGTGATAACTTTCATTATTATTAACTAGCATATAGTTAAGTTTGAAATTAAAATACGGCATACGGAATCCCATGATATCTTTAGGATTAGCTCGTATGTGATCAATTGTTTCTGGACGTAAAATTTCGTCTGCATCACCAATGATACAAATATCTTCCGGGTCTGCTCCATCTAGTCCACGCATGATAGCATTGCGTTGGAAGATATCATTTACCCAAGCATCTGGATCGCCGGGCGCATCATCAACAACAACGTGAATCATTTTGTCATGATACTGAGCATACCGATCCCAGTTATCTTTAAGGAATAACTGCTTAGGAGTACTTTGGAAAGTAGTAGTTGCTTCTACAATAACAAAGTGATCAACATGATTGTATAACTCTGCTAAACGTAGGTCTAGTAAATCTAATTCATTGTAAAAGGGAAAGCAATCGTATATTTTCATTGTCTCTGGAATATTAAGTTTACATCTGTTTCTGCTACTAAATTATAATTGTTAGCAAGCATAAAGTCAATGATACTTTGCGTACTACCCGGACTATAATCTTCACTTGGTTCTACAATAAGAATAAATGGTTTGTATTTTACCCAATCAATATCTTGTAGAATACGCAAGTCATATCCTTCGACGTCTACACTTAACAAAATCATTTCTGAATCTGCACGTGCTAATACTTCGTTGGCCCTGATAGTCGGTACTGTAATCTTTTCATCGATTCCTGGTGTTCTAATTGAAACAAATTTATCATCTAGACTGCTTGTTTCATTATTGGCACTAATGTAAAAGTCTACCGTGGGCTCGTCTGTGTCAACTACTGCCGCTTGAATAATAATATCCCCACGGCGGAATTGTTGCAACGCCGGAATCAATTTTGGATTTGCTTCTACTAGGAATGCTTGTATTCCAAACTTTTCTTTTAGTAAATAACTACTACTTGTGCATACAGGATGATTAGCACCGATTTCCACAAAAGCGATAGATTCAGGACTTCCGTGTATTTTTACGTGTGCCCGTAATAATCCTTCGACTATAATGTCCTCATAGCATTGACTATAGGTTGCTGTTAAGTATGCAGGTATGTTTGGGTTCGGCATACCTGTTTCTAGTATACGCTGGTATACAAAACTATTAACTATTTTATCCATTTGTAAATTGATCCAAGTAGGTTGTTTCTTGATTAACAAAGTCGCCTAATAGTGCATACAAATCTGTACGAACACATAAGCTACTTGTGCAATATCGGAAAAACTCTATAAGCTGATCATGAGGTAGGCCAGCAAGTTCATTCTTAATTGCTTGTTTATATATACTAGACAATGCTACCGCTTGATATACAGGACGGTGTATAGCATTAACAATGTCTTTATCTAGTTCGGGAGTACCAAACTCTGCATGGAACATACCATCTGTAAATTGTTCTACACGATTTAAATGTCCGTGATCGCCGCAATTAAATACTTCTAGCAATAAGTTAGTCTGTCCAATTTCTGTATTAGTAGTAAGGTAGCTAAAGGTTGCAGGTAGAGTTGGCTTAGTAGGAGTGTAATAACTTTGGTCTGAGTAGATTAATACTTCAACATCAATGGGATCAAGTTTTTGCCATGTGCCGCCAGTGCTTGAAATATCTACTAGAACTGCGTTAGGCGCACTATGTCTGTGTAAGTATGCTAGAGCTAATGCAGGATCTGTGTAGGCAACCTTGCGTGAGAAAGGTGTATAGTAGCTTAGTTCAAAATACTCATTGTATATCTTATGTAATAGCTGACAATCTCTGCCAAGGAATACTATGGGACGTGCTTGATATTTTCTATACAGCAACTCACTAGCAATAAACAAAAAAGGTAAGTTTAAACTGGCAGATAAATCTGAGAATACTTCATTTGTCGCAGAACCACTACGTAACCTCGCTTCTCTTGCAAGTGTGGCAATATTTTTTAAATTATTACTAAACAGATCTTGCTCATAGTCGTTAAAGTGTGTGCCTAGATATAGTTCACCGTTGATGTTATGTGCAAGAGCTTGCGCTACATCGCTGTTAGTATGGTCACCTAGATGTATACCAGGCTTGCAATGTTGCATACGACGCCATATATCCCCGGTGCTTTTGTCGCCGCCACTTTGATATATTGTTACTTGCTTGGTAAGGCCAATGCTACGTACAAATTGTAAAATAGCACTACCATGCAAATACATATCAGAAATTAGAATGTCTCCATCCTTAACTCTATCTATATTTTTTTGTATCGGAAAAGAAGTTTCAATTTCTAGTTCGAGTTCGCGAGTAGCAATAACATTACGCTGGTCTGCGGCGATAGCGTTGGTGTCAACTAGATAATCGTATATTTGTTCATACGAACGTCCGCCAGTGTCAGCGGCTTTTCTTTGTTGAACAAAGTCGGGCAAATTAAATTCAGCAGATAGATGATGCCAAATTGGATCGCTAGTAAAATATCTACGTGCTAGTAGTGTATCAAATACGTCAAACGAATTCATTACTCGGCTTCTTGTGTAGTTACTCGTTCACCTAGGTATTGTTTAACAACTCGCACAAGTTTACGTTCTGTATCGTAAACAAATTCTTTAGCATCTTCTTCAGTGGTAACTACTAAGATAAAGCCATTTGCGGCACGACGGATTTCTAATGATTCAAACATTGTAATACTCCAATAGGGGTTAACTAGTAGCTAGTATACAGTATCAAGAAATTAAAGTCAACAAAAAGCCCACCGAAGTGGGCTAATTATCTATCCAAAATTTGGATTAGAATGTATGACGTACACCTAACGCATAGTTGCTACCTGCAAGTGCTGGATTGCTACCTGCTGATGCCACGCTTGATGTTTGTGTCTGACCATAGATAGCATACAAGTTTGTACGCTTGCTTAGCCAGTAGTTAGAACCAAGTTGAAATGCTGTAAAATTAGCAACTGGTTGGCCTACGCCAAACGCTGTTACTTTACCTAAGCCGCCTGATAACCATGCATCAATATTTGGTGTAATGTTACCACGGATACCAATTTGTTCAGCTTTACGTTGAGCATAGTAACCTGTGTTCAAAGTATCAGTAGCTTTACGGTTGATGTATTGAGCGTAGGCCTTCAAGATACCAAAGTCATATGTTGCAGCAACGTATGTTTGATTGTCTTGTGTATTTGTTCCGCCTGCGGCACCAGTCCACAATGCAGGAGCAGGTGTTGTTAACGTAGCTGCTGACTGGAAACTCTTAAGAGCTTGGTAGTTAGCTGTTACTAATAACTTTTCCCATTCGTAGTTAGCACCTAAGCCCCAACCACTTGCATTGTTAGTACCACCAGAAGTAGAACTAGTTTGTGTTGCATTTTGATTGTTTACAACCAGCAACGCAGTACCAGTAAACCCTTCAAAGTTACTAGTTGTTGCTGTTAACGAATTTGAAACACGAACTGTAAATGCATCGCTTGAACTAGAGCTAGAAGTGCTGTTAGCATATGGGCCAGATCCACTATTGCCGTTACTTTGTGGATTCGATGCATAGATCGCATCGCCGACTAAGTTGTTCATTTGACCTGCATCTGTTAATGCTACTGCATTAAAGATCGGGGTGTACTGAGTACCCACTGCAACTTGACCAATACCGTTTTGACGGAAGCCAACAAATGATTGACGATTGTTAAATGTACTTGCGGTTGAGTCAGACGGATTTAATCCTGTCTCAACAGTAAAGATTGCACTTAATCCGCCGCCTAAATCTTCACTGCCTTTAAAGCCTAATCGACTCGATTGTTCGGCACTATTCCCAAAGGCATTTGTATTTTGACTTGATGTAGCCGAAGTACCAACGCCCTTATAGTTAGTACCAATATAACCTACGTCTAACAAACCGTACACGGTTACGTTTGATTGGGCTTGCGCGAGGCTAAACCCAGTTACTGCTAATAGAGCTATTAATAGCTTTTTCATTTTACTTCTCCTTTTTAATTATTGTACAACGGGTAATAGTGTAATACTATTAAATTGATATTAACATATATTTAGAGTATATGTCAAATGGTAAACTACAGATGTATTTAACTTTGGATTACTTCTACACCAGATTTTCGTAGGAAATCAAGTCCTGTAGACTCACGATAACTATTCCGATAGTAAACAGTAGAAATGCCACTTTGGTATATAAGTTTGGCACAATCCATACAAGGAGCGTGAGTAACAAATAAACTAGCATCAAGACCACTTTCGTTTGATTTTGCCAGTTTCGCAATGGCGTTGGTTTCAGCATGAAGTACCTCAGGTTTTGTTTTAAGTCTGAATCGACGTGTATGTGTCCATACTGTATCGTCACTTTGCGTTTCATGGACTAATTCTTCGTGTGGCCAACTTTCCTGAATTTCCTCTGGAGCTAACCAACCGCCCTCGTCACCGCTTGAATATTCTTTATTCTCACAGTCGTTGTCCCAGCCCGAAGGCATACCATTATATCCAATACTAATAATGCGATCATCCTTGACCACAATAGCACCTACATGCAATCTACGTGCATGACTAAGCTCTGCGAATGTTTCCGCAGTCTTCATATAGGCTTGTGCTAACTTTGGCTTCATCTGCCGCGTCCTGCTGATTTTTTTGTTGGTTTGTTTGTGCTGACTTGTGGACCAGATTTGGCCTTTTGCACTTGTGCCGTTGTAGTACTAGGCACTTTTGGATTGGCTGCTATAGCCTTGGCGGCATTGGCCGCATTGATAAAAGGATTCTTAGATTTTTTAGCTTCTTCTGCCATTTCTTTTCTCGCTAGTTGTTTTTTTTCTATTCGATCTAGTAATGCTAATAGTTCTTCTTTGGTTAGCATCTGACCCCATGTGGTTCTTGGTTTAATAGGTTCAGGTTTTTTCTTTGACATTGAATTATTTGGTGCCCCCACCATGATTCGAACACGGGACATCAGCATTACAAATGTTGCGCTCTACCAGCTGAGCTATAAGGGCATTAAAACTATATTGTACTTATTTCACTTGGCATTGTCAAGTAAATATTTTGCTACTCTATCTGGACCTAATCTAAAATATTGATATACAGGTTTACAATAAAGTTTAAATGGCATGTTGGGTATTAACGGATTATTAAATAATTTTTCCGGAACACCATCGTTTAAAACAATAACGTATTGCCATAAATGCGATAACTCATTGAGATCTTTTGATGATTCTGCATAGTCTTTAACTAGTGCAGTGAATTGCATTGTTGTATCTACCAACGGCATAATATGCGGGCCGTGATATTCAACATAGGGAATTAAAAATGAAGTATCACTTACTACACAGATTTGGTCTACACCGGCATTACTTAATTCTTTGTAAGCTGTTTCGTATCTCTTTATCTGGTCCCACGAATTTACATTTGCCGGCAAGGGTAAAGAAAAGACTACTGTTCTGCGGCCAGCAAAAAGATCTGCATAATCATTACAATTGTGCAGTCCTTTAAATTTTACAGTTTTTAGTTGTTGTTGAAAATCAATTACCATTTAATTACGATTTGATAATACCGTCCAGTAATCCAGGTTGGAAGAAATGTTGATATTTGTCATACAAGGGAGCAGTTAGTTCTTTGAACTTAGCTGTATCAACATCACTTAGTTCTTGATAAGTAACACCGATATCGTCATGATTATCTTTAGCAGCAAATTCAACTGAGTCGTCAACTGACCATTGACGTTCTAATTGACTTGCGTACATACTTGCTTCTTCAAACGCTGCTTGATCAACTGCGTCCAATGATTCCCAGAATGCTTTACTGATAATAATACTAGTCAGGAACAAACTGTGTTTTGTGTTGATAAGATGCTTCTTATTTGTACCTTGGAATTGTGCTAGGTAACGTGGAATAGTTGTTTCTAAAAGAGTAGAATTAAAACCTTCTTCTGTAACTTTCTTTACATAATCTCTAATAGAGAAAGATTCAGGAACACCGCCAAGTGCAAGTACAGTATCAACTGCTACAGGATTTGTATTAATTGCATAGCTTAACCCCTTCATATCACTAATGTCGTTGATCGGAGTTTCTGATACTACACAACGGAATCCGCCACTGTAAGTAAATGCCATTCCTTTAGCCGGGCTTGTTTCTTCAATAGTACCCAATAGGCCTTTACCAATTGGTCCTTCAAATACGCGACTTGCATGTTCATGATCACGAAATAAGAATGGCATTTCAAGTGCCCAAAAATCTGTATTACACCACATGGCCAATTCATTAATATGAACTTGGCTAATTTCAATGTTGCCTTGTTCCATTTCGATGATAGGACCGTTATCACGGTAAAAGTTACCTAGGTTGTTTTCGTAGCCAGTAAGTTTAGCTTGCTCAAAATAATGGGATGGTGTGAAAATTTCTATTTCAAATTTGCCATCGGTTAATTCAGCAATTTTAGCACTAAACGCTTCAGCTGTACGTAAAAATAGCTTTACAGGTTCATGTGCAATTAGCCAGCGGATTTTTGTTGTTTGACTCATTTGGGGATTCTCCAGTTTCGTGTGATACGATTGTATAGTATTATTTATGAATCTGAATAAAATAACCAAAATATCAATAAATTTGGGCATACTAAAATCTGCTTTTCGACAGTGGACCGCAATGCCAGTCGGGAGCTACCCAACCAATAAGGCTCGCCTTCGCAGGCTCTTTCACGGGATCTAGCAACACTTTCACAGTTTTAAAATAACTTGTACCCTCGGAAGTATCCGAAATTGCAGTATCAGTGCCACGGGGCCGGTCCTACGACTGTTACTCATACTCCCACATGTATCAGATGGTCGCCACACCATATGCCCAAACTTATTGCTACTTGGCGGAAGCGGTGAGATTCGAACTCACGATACAGTTGCCCGTATGCCTGCTTAGTAGGCAGGTGCCATCGGCCACTCGGCCACGCTTCCGTTACTTTTATCTTGTTACTTGTCTTACTAACTTATACCAATAATACCGTAAACCACGGTATGTAGGGAACCAGTCGAATATATCGCCAGGACCAACTTCTTTAGGAATGTTACCGTATGCTCGATCAATTGTATTTTTTTGCTTTGACATACTTTCCCTTTATTATTGGTGCGACTGGGCGGACTTGAACCGCCATGCCGTGAAGCGTCAGATTTTAAGTCTGATGAGTATACCAATTTCTCCACAGTCGCATTAAACTTATTTAATCTTTTTGTAGTACTCTTGATCTACTTTTCCGTGTTGAATTTCTAACAATGCTGTCATAACACCGTGATGGTGTTCCATATGAATACTACGTGAATTGCCTGCTTTAATTTCACGGGCACGTTGAGCAGCCATAATAATCAACTCAAACTTATTACCGCCGGACTCTTTAACGCATTTCTCCACGTCTAGGTGTTCATGACGACTGTGATATTTTGACATTTTGTTCCTTTAGTTAATTAAGTAGCTAGTATAATACAATTTTGTATTTGTGTCAATGGTTAATTAAATATTTTATTAATAGCAGGTTACTTAATAAATAGTTGTATCTAAGTAGTAAACCACCACAATGTCAACCAAAATAGAACATACCTCTGCCGGCGGAGTCCGCTTTGAACCAAATAAAAAATTAGGTTACTATGTTGTTAATAACGAAATTTATTACAACAAGAACCAGGCCATGCTCGTTGGGTCTAAACAACCGGGTGATGTAGGCGGACTTAATAACGATCCTGTTCGCTGGTTATTCAACGAAGATACTTTTATTCGATTTCCGTGGCACGAAGAACCTAATGTTCCATTAAATGAATTGTACCGCATACGTGCTCAACAGTTGCGCGACCAGTATGACTACATACGGTTAGAACTAAGCGGCGGCGCAGATAGTACCACTGTAGCGTATGCGTTTTTATTAAATGGCATACGATTAGATGAAGTTGTATTTCGATATCCTGAAAAAGGTTCTAAGGATGTATCAAATAATCCGTGGGATACCGAAAGTCGAAATCATTTGAGTGAATGGGAATTTGCAGCTAAGCCATTATTAAATTGGATCAAAACTAATTATCCAGAAGTTAAAGTTACTGTACACGATTTTACCGATAACATAGTCAATGAAAAAACCAATGATGAAAATTGGATTTACAAAACACGACACTATATACATCCTGGTCATGTGCATAAGCACACAATAGATAAAGAATTGGCTGACACCGGCAAGCGTATTGCTGTTGTTTTCGGCATTGACAAACCCAAGGTTTGTATCAAGGACAGTAAATTCTTTATGTATTTTGTTGATAGTCAAGCAAGCAATAATCACCCCGAGATTGGTGACTACACCAATATTACCAACGAATTCTTCTACTGGTCACCCGATGCTTGCGAGTTACTGGCTAAACAGGCACACATGATTAAGAATTGGTTTAGTATGCCGGCACACTATGCCATGAGTCATATCCTGCAATGGCCCAACCATGATTATAGTACTCGCACATTCCGAGAACAAATTCTCAAACCTATCATCTATTCTGACTACGATTTTAATACCTTCCAAACTGCTAAGAGTACTACTGCTATTAATGCAGAGATGGATACATGGTTCTTTACAAATTTTAAAGATACTGATTTATATGCAACTTGGACAGCTGGCGTAGATTATTTAAAAACAAATCTTGACAGCAGATACTTTCAATACTATCGTAACTGTGTAAGTGATCTTAAACAATACCAAACTCCATTTTATTATATCGGAGATAGTACTATACCAGTTGCTAATAAACCGTTTTGTGTATCAAAGCAAGAAATACTCAATGATCAAACTACCTACGTACATTGTATACGTGGTAAACTGTCAATTTATTAGATTAATGTAGGGATTCCACCTACACCCACCTCGTTTTAAAGTCCGCGTGTCCAGGACTATTACATTGCAGGACCGTTACTGTTCCTGAATCCCACAGTACCGCCTTCTGCTTCAATCCTTTTTAATACATCTTCAAAAAGAATCGGTGCCCAGTCAGTTTGCTCTACGCATACTGCATGATAGCGTGGATCAATTACGCCATCTTTCATAACACGATTGGCGTGAGTATGTCCGTGTATGTTGCAACCAAAGCGACCAAGACTTTCTTCGTGAATAGGAATGTGACTAAGAATAAGTCCGTTCATAACATGGTAGGCACGAAGTTCTCTAAAGTATTGACGGTATTCGTCATCTCGAAAGATATCGTGGTTACCACGAATTAAAACTTTGTCGCCGTTAAGTCTGGATAAAACTTTTAACGCTTTCCGATTAATAACAACATCGCCTAAGTGATAGACTTTGTCGTTGGGTCTAACCCGGTCATTCCATGCTGTAATCATGGCCTCATCCATTTCCGCAGGATCATCCCACGGGCGAAGTTTTGTAATACCATCGTTGCGTGTGAAGCGACATACACCATGATGACCAAAGTGCGTATCGCTAACTAAAAATACTGCTGGCATATTATGCTCCTTTCTTTATATGCTTAATAAAAATGTATCAACTTGTAAAGAGTTGACCGATTCGAAGTATCCCGAACCCGGGTTATGTAGCGTAACTGTGTTACCTTCATCGTCTTTAACTGGGATTGAATACTGCTCGGTGTCTGCCTGGAAAGCCGCCAATGCTCGTTCGGCAACATCTGCGTTTTTAAATACCCACAAGATCTCGCCATATCCATCGCCGTGCCCAAAGCTATCCCCGGATCCGTAAGTCATCCAAAGGATATACAAAGGAGTACCTGCTTCTGCTTCAAACGAAACATTTATCTTTTCTTCGTCATACGCTAATCCTGACCAACGGCCACGACTTGATATACTGATACCTTTAACTTCGTAATCCCATGTTTCAGACCAATCACCGTACTCTTTGTCCTCACGATAAGAGTCGGTGCAGATTTCGTTGTATTGTACAAATAATTCCATTACCAACTCCTTTCGTTAAATTAGGTGCCAGTTGAGTGGTAGCAAGGCTACACTCTTCTCCTTGTGAAAGTTACTGGCAGAACTCACTCTTGTTTATTTTACTAGGTTAAGAACTTGACCGCCGATTGGCTCCTAGGGGTCTGTTGACGACTTACTCCTTAAATCACTTCCCATCACGTTGCACAAGGCTAGAAGGGCGAGTTAGTCAAATCCGTTATGGGCGAAACTGGTGTTTGTATTCAGTGCTTGAACCTGCGGTAGCCCAGACTCTTCATGGCACCTCTTGCGTCGACCGGCATCATAACAAGTTCAGTGTTGTTCCATTGTAGCCACTATACAAACGTAAAAGGTTTTTGGGAATATAGCAGTAATGCGCTGACGTCTGCTATATTTGTCTCGAGAAGGAGAGCTCATCTTTATTTCACGCTAAATTTGTTTCGTACTGCTTGCACGTTACTTAGGACTCATCCAACCGTCTATCCCAAAAATTTGGCACTCTGTAGCGGAATCGAACCGCTCTTGCCTGGATGAAAACCAGATGTCCTAACCGATAGACGAACAGAG